ATTGAGACAGCATTACTTTGTCTAGCTCTGAACCTTTACTTTGAAGCGAGGGGCGAGGACACAATAGCGGGGCAACTGGCCGTAGCGGAAGTTACTCTTAACCGAGTTGCTTCCGAAGACTACCCCAACACGGTATGTGAAGTGGTGTTGCAAGGCAACGAACAAGGCTGTCAGTTTTCTTGGTGGTGTGATTCAAAATCCGATACTCCAGCCGAACCGAGAGCTTTTTTAAAGTCCAAGGCCTTGGCCCGATTGATGTTAAAGGACGGGGAATACATAACGGTCGTTGGAAAGGATGCAATTCATTATCATTCCACATCGGTTGAGCCGTATTGGATTCCTAACCTGGAGAAGATCGAGCAAATTGGAAACCATGTTTTCTATAAGAAAAAGGACGACATGAAACCACTTGCTCGACCCGCAGACTTTGCGGAACTATTGGAAGAGGCACACGTAAAACAATTATTAGAGGAGGGCAGACATTGAACGTTATAAAAACAGATGCTTATAAAACGTCACAGGTAAGAAAAGGAAACGTCTACCAGTACTTAGATGCCGACGAAACACACTGGCTTATTGAAGAAGCTATTAAGTTAGGACGGTGTGACGTAGGTTTAGTGATAGCATCCATTGTTAAGGATGCATATCATGAGGAGAACGAGCATGGGTAGAATGAAACAAATGTTTATTGAACATGAAGAAAAAATGTTTGAAGCTACCATGCAAGAATGTCCCGAGTGCCAAGGTGCAGGGAACGTGGAGGTTGATCATTATCATCGACAATCTTTTGACGTACCGTATGGAGACATCTATACAACAAATGAAATGTGCGACAACTGCTCTGGTGAGGGCGTAATAGAAGGAGAAGAACAGTGATTAATCTTAAAGAAGTATGGCAGCGGGTCATGGGAAAAAGAAATAGACCCCATGAGATGACCCGCAAGGAACAAATTCTGTATGCGTTGAGCCGAGGTAAGGGCACAGCGCGACAGCTATCGGATCGGATGGGATTATCTTTATCGATTGTCAGAACGAACTTAACCGGACTGAAGAAAAAAGGTTTGATTAGGGACAGCGGGCAAGACACAAATATAAATCCTTCTTTTGCTGGGCAAGAAACTATATGGGAAGCAGTTAAGTAACAAGGATCTTGCTGTCTGTACCCATATAGTATATGAACAATCAATAACCAAAGGAGGGCACATGCCTAGGAAAAATGAACCGCGGTTTTGTAACGTTGCGTTACTGCCAGAAGACCACATCTTGCTAAAGAAGTTAGCGGATGAGGAGCAGAGATCGATGACCCGACAACTGTCAGTCATCATAAGAAAAGAAGTTGCAAAGCAGGGAGAAACTGTTACCGTATAGGTATGAATTTCCTCTTCACAACTCGGCCCCTTAAATGGGGCCATTCTTTTTTGTTGGACGAACCGGAGGATCCAGATCCAAGAGATGATCCTCACGATGAGATGTTACCACCCCCACCTAAGAAAAAAGACGAGATAGATTATGCAAGGGTTCCTACCTACCAATAAAGATATAACTGTTTGGTTTAGTTGCGGTGTAGCTTCGGCTGTCGCTGCGAAATATACTTTAATGCGGTACGGTGAGCACAATCGAATCAGGATTGTTAACAATCCTGTCAAGGAAGAACATGAAGACAACCAAAGATTTTTAAAAGATGTAGAGACCTGGCTTGGCGTGAAGATAGAACAAGCGATATCAAAAGAATTTCCTGAGTATTCTGCGGAAGAAGTATGGAAGAAATATAAATACATGGCTGGAATAGCAGGAGCTCCATGTACCATGCGTCTTAAAAAACATGCACGGCAGCAATGGGAACAACGAAACAATTCAGACCACATTGTATTAGGTTTTACTTACGAGGAAAAGAACCGGGCATCGAGGTTTAAACTTACAGAAAGAGATACACTTATTCCCGTGTTGATAGATGAGAAGTTAACGAAGCAAGATTGTTTTGATGTAATAGATAAAGCTGATATCAGACCTCCAAAGATATACGAGCACGGTTTTCCAAATGCAAATTGCATTGGATGTGTTAAAGCAACTTCGACTACCTATTGGAATTTAGTAAGGCAAGAGTTTCCAGAAGTATTTAAACGCAGGGCGGATCAATCCAAAGAGATAGGAGCTAAGTTAGTTCGGTATAAAGGTACGAGGATTCAGCTTCATGACTTGCCAGAGACAGCCAAAGGACATTCGATAAAAACTTACAGAAAAAAATTGCAGGGAGAATTGTTTGACTGCGGTATTTTCTGTGAAGAAAAGTAATTACCTACCAATGAACCTAGTTCTTTCTGGTCGGTTAGTAAAAAGAAACCAAGCGTAATTATCTTTGCCTCTGATTTTATTTTCCTGCCAGTACAACCGACCGACTGACCATACGCATCGACATTGCTTCATGAATTTACCCATGCGTTTGTTATGCATGACATCCGAAGGAAGAAGCAACATCGTTGGAAAGATTGTAGGTAGGTACGAGAGCAGAGGTTCGAGGTCCTTCCATTTATAAGGCGGGTTGGTTACGAACAAGGCACTGTATTGGTGATGTTTTATTTTTCCTGTCTCATCTTCTTCAATGAGATCACTTAACTTTAAAGTTAATGCATCCTTTAATAACCCACCGCTTGCTATTCTTTCAAACTCCAGGTCACTAGATCCAATGCAGTTTGCAAAGGGAGACAAGAGATCTATGAGATGTCCTTCTCCGCAGCAAGGTTCGTAATAACTTTTCCCTGTGAGGAATTGTTTCACTGGCTCGATGGCAGATGGATCTATAGTTGGATAGAAGTCTCGTTCAATTCTTTCAAAGTCAGATCTCTTACCCATTAGAAGTTCTTCTTTTGGTTTGATCTTCCCGTTCGACCTTTAACTATATGCTCTGGAGTTTTTTCATACCCCCGGATCTGCGTGACGTTTCCCCGTTTCATTTCTTTTAGAAACGCTGAAGCTGCGCCAAGACTTATTCCCATTTGTTCTGCTAGAATTTTAGGTGCCGTTAATTTATTTCGTAAACCTTTTTTATAATCAACAATCGTTTCGATTATATCATCGTGCCCTGTGGGCTCAAACTTAGCCATTGTCTTGCCTCCTCTCCTAATACTATTGCCCCTATATTTATTTTATTTCTTAATGCATTAACAATCTTTTCGTCTATAGTTCCCTCGGATATTAGATCGACATACGTTACTTTATTTGTCTGCCCTATACGATGAGCTCTGTCCTCTGATTGAATCCTAGTTTCTAGATTGTAATCATTCGCATAGTAAACGACAAGGTTAGCTTCCGTCAATGTAATACCATAGCCTGCGGTAGCAGGGTTGCCGACAAAGAAACGTAAGGGGGATTTCTTATCTTGAAAACTTTCCACAACTCTTTGTCTTTCGTTGTCGGATGTATCGCCATAGAAAGATGCAGCGGTTCCTTCACCAAACTTTTTGTTTAACATCGAAACTATCTGTTGGATGTCGTATCGAAACCTGGACCAGATAATAGCTTTGCCGTTATGTTCTTCTGTGATCTCTTCCAATGCATTCATTCTTTTAGATGTAAAGTATCTCATCTCTCCATCGTCAGTCTTGAGGTGACCAGACAACACTTGCTGTATGCGAATCATCTGTGTGATAACGGCTGGAGCCGTGACCATCTCTCCATCGTCAAGTAAAAGCATAGCTTTCTTTTGTAAGTCTTGATACATCCTTGTCTGTTCATCTGTTAACGACACATACCTGGCTGTATATGTTTTCTCTGGCAGATCCAAGCAGTCCTGTTTCAAGACCCGATAGGCAAAGCTATCAATTCTTTCTGTCAGTTCATCGAGGTTCTTGTACCCCACGATTTGTGTAAAGGATCGAGCACCGAAGGATCTCTTGGCAACCACACCGTATCTGAATTGAAAATGGTAGTATGATTCGTATCCCAACAATCCCTTACGCAACAACTCTGTCTGAGCAAAAATATCCATAGGACTTTTTGTTATGGGAGAACCAGTAAGGATACGTTTGTAGTTGAAACCTTGAGCAATCTTCATTAGATTCTTAGAACGTTTGGCCTTGTGGTTCTTGATGGTGGTTGATTCGTCTACTGCTACAAGCCCGTAGTTGCCTAGTGACTTAGACATCCACTCCCCTGCTACCTTTCCCTTCACAGTTGAAAAGGATTCCACATTCATGACAAAGATAGTAAGACCAGAGAAAGGTTCCTTCACCGATTGGATCTCTGCCTTTTGTTTTTTGTTTGGTCCAGACACCCATCGAATCACCCGGTGCGGTACGTCCTCAGACATGTGCTCGGGTATTTCTTTAGCGACCCAATTTCTATATACTCCTTTAGGTGCAATGATGAGAGCGAAGTTTATCTGCCCCGCAAGAAACAACATACCTAGTTCATCTATTAAAACTTTGGATTTACCTGTCCCCATTTCCATAAAGTAACCAAACTCTTTTTTACCTCGAGCTTGATCCAAAGCAGCAAGCTGATGGTCGAATGGTTTTAATTTAAAATTGTACTTGACACTCATGATTAACCTCCTATAAGCTCTACCGTATGGATTAAACAATTAGTTGTCAATCCTAAAACTTAAACCCTGAAGAGGAGATACTTTATGAGTGACGATATATTCGAAGACATGTTTGACACGGCTGGTACGTTAGACAATGTTGATACAGACACCAGTAAATCTCTTGCGAATATTGTGAGGCAGATCGATGGCAAGGACCAAGAGATAGAGGATGCCGAGCAGCATCTTAAACTTCTCAAATCAGAGAAGCATAAGCTCGAGACAGAGCAGGGTCCACAACTCATGGCAGAGATGGGACAGAGCGAGGGAACGTTTGATGGTATTAAAGTGTCAGTTGACACGGTACTCCATGCATCTATTCCGGTGGCTCGCAAGGACGAAGCGTATTCTTATTTAAGATCTATAGGTGAAGACGACATAATAAAGAACGTTGTGTCTATGGATTTCGGTAAGGGCGAAGACAATGTCGCGGGAGATATTGTTGGTAAGTTAGAAGAGATGGGGTTCTATCCTTCAACCAAGACTTCGATCCATCCTAGTACCTTAAAGTCTAGGATTAAACAGTGCATGGAGAAGGGCAAGACCATAGATCTAGATTTACTAGGTGCCTATACATTTCAAAAATTAACTACGAAGAGGAAAGCATAATGGCTAACGCAGTAGCAGAAGCAAAGAAGACAGAGATGTCCGTTGAATTAATGGACGACATCTTTGATAGTGCAGGAGAAGGAACAACGTTTAGTGCAGACGAGATGCAGATGCCACGCATCAAGTTGCTCCAGAAGATGTCACCTGAGATTGATAAGAAGGATGCTAAGTACATCCAAGATGCCGGTGCAGGGGACATGGCTAACGATGTGACCAAGCAGTTTTGGGATGGAGAGAAAGGCATGACGATTGTGCCAGTATACCAGACCACAAGCTACACCGAGTTTGTTCCCAAGGAACAAGGCGGTGGTTACATTGGTACGGTTAACGCCAGTGACCCTCGGTTAGCTCAGACGGAACGCAATGGATCGACTGAAACTTTTAGGGACAACGGCAATGAGCTTGTTAAATCTGACGATAACTATTGTTTGATTGTTGCAGAGGATGGATCGTATTCCCCTGCCTTGATAGGCATGAAGTCTAGCTCATTGAAGGTGAGCCGTAGATGGAAGACACAGATAGCTTTACAATCTGTTAAGCATCCGAAGACAGGCAAACAGGTTAAGCCTGCATTGTTTGCAACCATGTGGAAGCTAGGATCTGTAGAGGAAAGCAGAGACGGTAACACCTGGAGTATTTATACAATAGAAAAAATCGGTTTAGTTAATAGCCGAGATCTATTACAAGAGGCTAAGACCCTGCGTGTATCTATTGCGTCGGGTCAGGTAAAAGCTACCCCGGAGAATACCTCCTCCCAGGTTTCCGGTAATGGTTCGCCGTCCTCTATGAAGGACAATGACATACCATTTTAAGGTAGCTTTGAGGGGGGAGTGGGTTTTTTTGAGTGATTCCTTTCGAACCCACTCCCTTTCTTTATGGAGGAAAAATAGATGACACTAGCACAGAGAATGCTTTCTGTATTTGAAGGCTGCAAGGTTGCTCATGGTACAACAACCGTGGGTCGAGTAGGACGCAACGGAAAGGCTGATGCAGACAGCCGTATTATCCGTGAACCTTTGACGGAAGAAAAGATACAGCAACACCTTGATGGTAAGCAGGGTATTGGTGCCATACCAATTAATGAAGATAACATGTGCAAGTGGGGAGCCTTGGACATAGATGTATATGATCTAGATCAAACAACTCTCCAAAAGAATATACAAAAGTTAAAGCTACCGTTGGTTCATTGTCGATCTAAGTCTGGAGGGGCACACCTCTACCTTCTACTTAAACAATACGAGCAAGCAGCGGTGGTGCGAGAATATTTATTAGAGATGGCTGTTGCGTTGGGACACAGTGGGTGCGAGATTTTTCCCAAGCAAGATAAGATTCTATCGGAGCGAGGAGATGTGGGAAACTTTCTTAATCTACCTTACTTTAACGCGGAGTTTCCGCAGCGGTTTTGCTACAACAAAGACGTTGAAGCTATGACCCTTGAGGAGTTCGAGAAAGAACTAAGCAGAAAATCTCTAAAGGTTTCTCAGTTAGAGAAGTTACGGTTCTCCGGTACTCGCCAATACTTCACGGATGGACCACCATGCCTTGAACATATCTTTGCTGATGGCCCTGTCTCTGATGATCGAAATAAGAAGTTGTTTATGTGCGGTGTATACTCCCGGTACAAAACTCCAGATGATTGGGTTGCTCATTTTGAATCTATGAACAGGCAACTGTTTACGGAACCTCTTGATACTAAAGAAGTTATGACCTTGCAGAAGTCTCTTGAGAAGAAGGAGTACTTCTATACTTGTGAACAGGAACCGTTCAAGAGTTACTGTGATAAAGGACTATGTATGTCCCGTAAGTTTGGGGTCGGGGATCAAGGTCCGGAGATGCCTGTCGTTGGTAGCTTGACTACTTTGTTATCAGAACCTCGGCTATACTTCTTGGATGTTGCAGGGAAACGGGTCCAGTTAGCGACCGAGCAGCTTCAGAACCAAATACTTTTTCAACGGGCTTGTATGGAACAGATTTCTATTATGCCTCCCACCATAAAGCCTGCGAAGTGGCAGGCACTTATGTCAAGGATGTTGACTGAGAGCACCAAGATCGAGGTGCCAGAGGAACTTACACTAAGCGGTCAGTTTAAAGAATTGCTACGTCAGTATTGCACCAGCCGTATTAAAGCACACCATCCCGAGGAGTTACTTCACGGTAAGCCTTGGACAGAAGATGGAGTAACGATGTTTCAGATCTCTGGTCTTATGGAGTTTCTAAACAATCGCAGATTTACTTACTTCACCAGGGCACAGGTTCAGGAACAGTTGAAGCGAGTAAATAATAACCAAGATTGCCATAGGCATAGGAGCGTTAAGAAGGATGACGGATCAAGAAGCACGGTTCGGGTATGGGCGATACCATCCTTTGAGACAATAGAAGTTGATTTACCTACAGAGGAGACAAGAGATGAAATCCCATTCTAAATTATTAAGGATCGGAGAAGTAAGCGAGTGGATAAATGTATCCCATTCTTCCATCTATAAGTGGGTGGAACAAGGAAGGTTTCCGCCACCGATTAAACTAGGAGATGACGAGACTAAAAGACAGTCGGCTCGATGGGTCGAGGAAGACATTGAACAATGGATTAAAAACAAAAGGAGTAAAGATGACTGAGCTACAGATGATTCGAGGATTAATCCCAGCGCAGTATAGAAAAGTTCAAGAGGCTATAATTGAGTCTAAACGCTGCGGTAATCCCAAGATGTTACAACAAAAAGAAGAAGGGCTGAAAGAACTCTTTCGATTGGTTGAGGAAGAGCTATCACTGTCATGCAATTTTAATTCTCGTAGGCAGACAGGTTCTATATTGTGACACGTTTCGCCGTCCCAAGATCAATAAAAACTGTTCTCAAGAGTCCACGTTTCATCTTAAAGAACTTGTTTGACGAGGTGTCTTTAGACTCAGACAGTGTAAAGAACATTCAGGCAGAAGGTTCTGCGGAGAAAAACGTGGCTCAAATAGGTGCAGTTAAAGAGCTTTCAGGTATCCTTACGCCACGGGAAAAAGATGTAATCAATCGCAGGTATTATGAGAATCAAACCCTTGAAGAAGTAGGCAAGGTCTACAGTTTAACAAGAGAACGCATGCGTCTTATAGAGATTAGGGCACTGCGAAGGATGCGGAGGAGATCTATAGCGTTGGGTTATGGCAATCGAGAAACAATACGAAGAAGAAAAGAAAGTTTGCATTGCCACGATGATTGCCAAATTTATTATTATGGTTTTTATTTTAAAGCAAGCCAACAAGTTAGAGATTTATGGGAGGATTAAATGATAAACAATAGCCGACTTATCCTTGGACCACCTGGCTGTGGCAAGACCTATACATTGATAGGTCTTGTTAAGGATGCTTTGCAGCGAGGGGTACATCCTTCTCGCATAGGTGTTGTTTCTTTCACGACGAAAGCTATCGGAGAGTTCGTTACAAGATCATGCGCTCAGTTTAACTTAGAACGGAAAGACTTCCCTCACTTCAGAACTCTTCATGCAACGGGCTATCACGGTCTAGGTTTACAGACGACAGATGTTATGGGTAGAGATGACTATAATAAAGTAGGCGATATGCTTGGCTTAGATTTCTATGGAGCAGATTTTATCTCCCCCCATGATGGGGTTATACTTCCTTCGATAGGAGGATCAGGGTCCAAGTATCTTCAGATGATTATGAGAGCAAGCTATCGCCAGGTTTCTTTAGACGAAGAATACAATTACACAGATGATAGATCTTTATTCTATGACAAGCTTGTTCAGATCGACAAGCAACTTATTAGATACAAAGAAGAGAACTTGAAGTTTGATTTCTGTGATATGATTAAGAAGTACCCTGAGTTGGTTGCTCCTCCTAGTTTAGATATGCTTATCGTTGATGAAGCACAGGACTTAACTCCATTACAGTGGAGCATGGTTAGTTTCATGGCAGACAACTCAGAGGAGACAATCATTGCAGGAGATGATGACCAAGCTATCCACCGTTGGACGGGCGTAGATGTCCACAGACTGATGGAAGTTTCTGATAGGGTAGATGTACTTAAACAATCCTACCGCCTGCCCCACGCCGTCTGGAGCCTCGCTACGCGGATATCTAGACGTATACCAGACAGGATGGAGAAGGAGTTCTTTCCACGGGAAGAAGACGGTAACGTTACTCGGGTGTTTAGTTTGAGAAGTGTGCCTTTGCACGAAGGATCATGGACACTCATGGCAAGAACGAATGGATATGCCCAAGACATGGCAGACCAGCTACGAGAGTGGGGCTATTACTTCTCTGTTAAAGGTAAGACTTCTGTTAGCAGGGAGACACTTGATGTGATGTCGGTATGGAAAGATCTTCAAGAAGGAAAGGAAGTTGGTATTGGTAGACTGACTAGTTTTTATAAGGGAGTATCTAAGACTGGAGAGGATGCCGTTGTTAAAAGAGGATCTATTAAATTGTTTGATGCCACGGCACCGGATGATCTGTTAACATACGATAAACTCGTTAGTCAGTATGGGTTACTCGCTCCACTTACAAGGAATGCTGCGAGTATTGCCAGACTAAGTGAAGAAGAAAGGTTATACATTAGAGCTATTGAACGAAGGGGGGAGTCTATAGAGGACGAGCCTAGAATAAAACTATCAACTATTCACGCTATGAAAGGAGGAGAGGACGACAATGTTGCGGTGTATACAGGATCCACCAAGGCATGTCTGGAAGGAAAACACCCAGAAGATGAGCATAGAATTTTCTATGTCGCCGTAACTCGAGCGAAAGAAAATTTATATATAATAGAGTCAGATAAAAAATACAGGTACATAGTATGAAAAGAGATGAGATCTTAAAAGAGGCAGAGAACCTTATTAATGGAGACAGAGCAAAAGATTATGGGGAAGCAGAAGTTAACTTTGAAAGAATAGCAAGCGGGTGGAATGTCATAATAGAGGGAGCTCTTAATAACCCAGGATATCTAACTCCAAAACATGTTGCACTGATGATGGATTGGGTAAAGACGGCGAGGTTAATTGAGACGATAGACCATGACGATTCTTGGGTTGACAAGGCGGGGTATAGTGCTTTGGGCGGAGAGTTTGAATGAGACAAGAGGAAATGTTTGAAAAAGATAAGATCATTGCCGAGCAAATGAACCAAGGCAAGGAACTGTTCTGGAATAAACCAACCAGTTATCCAGACCTTACTCAATGCAAGCAGATAGCTGTTGACCTCGAGACTTCGGATCCTAACATCAAGTCTGGCCCCGGTTGGGCAAGGAACGATGGGTTTATCGTTGGCATAGCTGTGGCAACTTCGGATGAGTCTTGGTACTTTCCTATCCGACATGAGAGTGGCGAGAACCTAGATCCAAAGATCACGATGAAGTGGCTCAAGAAACAGATGGCTACTCCACACATAGATAAGATCATGCATAACGCTACCTATGATGCAGGATGGTTGAGGGCAGAAGGGGTCGAGGTTCAAGGAAGAATAATCGATACCATGATAACCGGGGCGATAGTTGATGAGAACCGTTTTTCATACAGCCTTAATAACTTGGGTCGTGATTACTTAGGAGAAACAAAGAACGAGAAGCTCCTGCGTGTAGCAGCTGCGGAGTGGGGCATTGATCCCAAGGCTGAGATGTATAAACTTCCAGCCGAATACGTTGGTGCGTATGCCGAACAGGATGCCGTTCTTACCATGAAACTATGGAAGACGTTAAGCACGGAGATTGAGAAGAAAGATCTTTGGGGCATATGGAACCTGGAGACAAGCCTTATACCTATGATGATTGACATGCGTATGAAAGGTGTGCGTGTGGATCTAGACAGTGCGGAGAAAGCAAAGGTTGTTCTTAAAAAGAAAACCAAAGACTTAAGAGATTGGATTAAATCTAAGACAGGAGTTGCTATTGAACCTTGGGCAAGTTCCTCGGTGCAACATGTCTTTGAGTCTTTAAACTTAACATACCCTAAGACGGAAGCTGGTGCTCCTTCTTTCACAAAGCAGTTCTTATCTGCTCATCCGCATGAGGTGTGCCAATCCATTGTTAAACTTAGAGAGTTTGATAAGGCTGACTCAACGTTCATAGATACAATACTAAAGCATGAGCACAAGGGTAGGATCCATGCCGAGTTTCATCAGTTAAGAAGTGACGATGGCGGTACGGTTACTGGTCGGTTCTCTTCCTCTAATCCAAACCTCCAACAAATTCCTGCCAGAGATCCTGATATCAAGAAGATGATACGAGGGTTGTTCATACCAGAGGAAGGAACAAACTGGGGATCCTTTGATTACTCAAGCCAAGAACCAAGGCTCTTGGTACACTTCGCAGCCAGCGTCGGTAAGTTTAAACATGCTATGGTTGATAACATTGTGAAGGAGTACAACAATGGAGACGTTGATCTACATCAGATGGTTGCAGACTTTGCAGGCATTACCCGGAAGGAAGCCAAGGTTGTTAACTTAGGTATTATGTATGGCATGGGCAAGGGTAAGTTAGCGAATCAGTTGGGTGTGTCTGAGGCGGAAGCAGCAGAAGTTCTTGCTACGCACAAAGAAAAGGTTCCGTTTGTTAAAGACCTTGCGGAACTAGCAAGAAAACAAGCAGCGGATTTCGGTCTTATCCGCACGTTGCTAGGACGACGATGTAACTTTCATTTATACGAGCCCACTACTTTTGGGTACAAGAAACCACTTCCTCTTGAGCAGGCGAGGAAGGAATACGGCATGAGTTTAAGAAGAGCATTTACTTACAAGGCTTTGAATAAACTTATTCAAGGTTCGGCTGCGGATCAAACAAAGAAAGCTATGGCAGACTGTTACAACGAGGGACTTTTGCCTATGTTAACCGTTCATGATGAGTTATGTTTTTCTGTAGAGGGAGCCGATCAAGCACGACGCATCAAGGACATAATGGAAAATGGGTTGTCGGATGTCTTGAAAGTTCCCTCGAAAGTAGATCAAGATATTCCTGCCCTTCAAGGTAAATCAAATAATTGGGGAGAAGTAGAATGAAACATCTTAATATATCAGATAATTTTAAATCACTTGGT